TTCTACTTCGATGGTTACGCAATTGACTAATCTCCAGATACGATAAAGCACATTTAGGATTATTTACTTTTTGTTCTTCTACATCTATTACTTCGGCTGCCGCTGCCGCTTGTGCGTGTGCTTGCTCCATTTTTGAATTCGCTTATCGTAGTTCTATTATTGTTTTTATGTCATTTCATAATAAGCAGCGACAATGCTCAAACTTGACGCGACGGTATGGGGACCTCAATACTGGTTCGTGTTGATGACTGCTGCTGTCAATTATCCAGACCACGTCAATGATGTCACCCGTAAAAAATATTATGATTTCATCCATAATTTCTCAATGCTTATTCCACACCCCGAGATGTCGGCGGAATTCGACCGAATGCTCGATAAATACCCGGTCACACCATATTTAGACAGCCGCGATTCATTTATTCGATGGGTTCATTTCATTCATAATCGGTATAATGTTCTCTTGATGAAGGATGAGATGTCTTTACACGACGCACTCGAGAGATATTATCTACATTATCGCCCAAAGTCGGTTCGAATATTGGAAGAGCTGAAATATCGAGAGAAGCTTGTCTATCTCTTATTACTAGCAGGATTGGGGTATGCGGCCTATTATTATCATAATCGGTGAAACGGTCTGTTGTTTATATCGTGCGAAATATTCGAGACTATATATAACTTATCAACATACTGTCGAATACGAAATGGTAAAAACCGAATATATCGTATTTCTTATAACTGCTGCTCTTATTGTTAATACATACTACGATGGACAACCGTTAAAGATGTTTCAAACGAACCAGAAGTGGATTAAAATGGCGACATTTGGGTTCATCGGTCTCTCGCTGTTTCTATTTTTGCGCCGCAATCCGGACAACTCTAGGCAGTTGTTATTTCACGCCAATGATATTATTAAGTATATGCCGATAAGCAAAGGAACGGCAGATATGATAACACCGTTTTTTGATATGACGGGGAGGGTTCCGCCCCCCAACGACGGTGGTCTAATGGCTGGTTCAATGGGGGCGAGAATGGCACAACCGTCGTTGGGGGGCGGAACCCCCGGCGCAACCCCCGGCGGAACCCCCGGCGCAACCCCCGCCGAGCGTCGTCTTCTCAACTCCGGTAAGGGCTCTAGCAAGCGAAGTGTAAGTGAAACAAAGAAAAAATATGTAGCAGCACAACAAGGGTGGAAATGCGGCGATTGTCAGCGACAACTTCCAGCTTGGTTTGAAGTTGACCACGTCATCGCTTTAGAACACGGCGGGTCTAACCACGTGGATAATTTAGTCGCATTATGCCGCGATTGTCACGGGAAGAAAACCGCGATGTCGTTTTTATAAACTATTCTGTTGGATATGCTCTTTACAAATCGTAGGCATTGCGACATTATTATATCTTATAATAATAACTGGGTATTGTTATCATTATACATAATAGTAGTAAAATGGAAAAAAATGGTGTTGAAGCTTCCCCTAGCAATAATAATGATATACCGACATCCAACAATAACAAATCTTCTTCAGGTTTATTGAACTATATCCCAGTCATTATTCTCGCTATCATATTACTCATCGGGTTTGTTACGTGGGACTTAATGACGGGTAATTGGCCAATCTTTGTATCACTCATTCTTACATTTATTTACGTGGCTTATGTTCATTATTTATCTCCAAAACGCTTTATTACCATGAAGAAGGATGACAACCTTACAATATTACCACAAGCTCCATATGGCCGTAGTGGAATATTTGATGGTCTTGGAGGGTCAGAAATATTTATGCGATACGGAGTTCCATTGATTTTATTTGTCGCTGGTATAGGAATGGGTATCGGTAGTATTAAGTTATCCGATAAAATGGACAATGTTGACCTTACGCGCACAATGATAGGTATTGGTTCAATAATGTTAATTATAGGGGTTCTTCGGGGTGCTTGGGGTATATACAAAAAACTAAACAGTAACGGAGACGATAGTTCAGTTTCTTTTCTGCCTGTTATCATATCATTTGCCGTTGGTATTCCGTTGATTGTTCGGGGGAAACAAATTCAAGATAAAAATGAGGAAATAAGTAAGGACGCGAGTATCAGTAAAGATAAGCAGAAGGAAATTACAGAAGGTGCTGCCGATGTAGCGCTCGGAACAGGATTGTTTTTTCAGATTGTCGGTTTTATGGCGGCAGGTCATTTGATTTGGATAAATTCGAAAGAGATCCTTACTATGAAGACGAAAAACTTCTTTGGACTTGCTATATTTGTCGTAATGTTGACATTATCGTCTATTTCTCTGGCAGCAAGCCAGAAAAACTCGAACGTTGGTGCTGGGGACTTATCTACATACGGACAAAAGGTATATTTAGTTCACGGTATAATTTGGTTGATTGCTATGGTTGGTTTATTGATCTCAATATTTGGACAGAGTAAGCAATATGATTTTCATAATGTAATGCGATTTATATTAATTGTTATTGTAATTGTTGTCGGTTATATTACATTTCCGACAATTGTTCAAACAAACCTTATTAAAACCCCAACTGTCGACGACAAAGATTTTGAAAAAAGCGAATATTATCAACAACTGCGAACGGAAGTTATAAAGGAATTGCAAAAAAAAAACCCGAATGCAACGACTGACGGACGCGAATTTAACGAAGCAATCGAAACCCGACTTTCGGAAGAAAAGAAAAAATCAGAAACACCTACATCTGCTATGCTGTGGACATCTGTCGGGGTTTCAATATTTATCGTAGCATTTATCTTTTGGTGTACAAAAGAGAGACTCTACTTAGTGGGGAATGGTGAAGACAAAAATATAAATCTAAAGATATCTGGATTTAAGGACAAAATAATAGACGATAAAATGACCTCTGATGATTGGGATAAAGAATTGGGACAGACTGATATTCCGTTGACGGTTCGTTTCGCCAAATGGTTTTCACTCATACCATTCCTATCGATGATTCTTCTCTTGATGTGGGTCTCTGTTCTTTTCACAAATGTGACAACATCTGCCAAGACGAGTGATTGGATTGCCAGTAAATTCAGCGGCGATATGTTCCCACGAGTGAAAGAGCTCATCGACGCGTTTTTTATTGTTCTCATCGTCGGGTTTGTATTATGTGCGATTATGTTGCTTCCGTTTGTCAAAGAAATGAATATCGGTGGTCTCGAATCTATTCTCACATTCGCCGAGTCGGTTCAGGTGTGGCAGTTTAATAACAATGATGGCCAAACAACTATTAGTATAGTAAAAGGAGTATTCGGGGCAATTGGCGCGGTCATTGTTGTCCTCGGCGCTGGTTTATCGTGGTGGTGGAAATATTTAGGTGATAATAAAACCGATATTTTTGAAAATAAGACAAAACCCGCCGTCCCAGAGAACTGGGGATGGGCAATCGCGGTTGTGGTTCTTCTCGCGGTATGGGCCATTCCGTCCGGTTTTCATCTAACGGCAGGAACTCAACCGGATTTTCAGAAAGAAAATATACTGAAACGAATATTACGGTCGATTTTGACAACGGTCTACCTTGTTCCGTGGTTCATCATCGTTCTTTTCCGTCTTGGGTTATACAGTGTTGCTTCATTGACCGGGTTACCTGACCTCGAAAAAAAACGCGATGATACGATTGAATTATTGAAATTCTGGAATTGGGGTTATGGTGCTAATGATGTAAGTGAAAAATATTTCCCAGACCTTCGTTTGTTTCCGCTCGACGATAGCCCACCGAAACCGAAAGATGTGAGTTCAGTTCCTTCTTCAACCGCCGATGCCGCCCCCGAGGCCGATACGAATGCTCCCGCCGTTAGCTTGAATGAAACCAAAGTGAATGCTGTCGGGACGCTGATTAAAACACTACTTCTTACAATGGCATTCGTCATTGTGATTCTCGTGGTTGTCTATTATGTGTATAAGATTGATGCCGAGTTCGTCAATCCCGGCGGCGATGCTGCCAGTAAAGCATCCGGCGGGATAATGGCGAATCTAGACTCCCCCACTGCCCATATCATTTATTTTATTATTACAATCGTCGGTATCGCTGGTCTTGTCGCGTATCTCCGAGAGAAGTTCAAGACGGCCAATAACAATAAAAACCCGGAGGATTATTTGTTCGATGATATGAAAACAGAAGACGAGACCAAACCACTTCGTCAGCTCGCGTTCGGCGCTACGCATATCATCTATGTCATCCTGATGGTCATTGTCTGGGTATATGACCGCGACAAAGATGACAAGAGCAAAATGTCTGTAACCGGAATGACGGTTCTTGGTATTGCGATTCTCTTCTTTCATTACGGGCTTGAATTTATGGATACAATGAAAACGCGAGAACCGGGGGTGGCGGCGAAGGAAGAAGGGGAGGAGGCGGAGAAGAAGGAAGCGGCGGCCGCGGGAGAGAAACCCTCAGTGACCGACCTCTTCACGAATATTCGCTTCGTCATCAACACCGTGTTTTTCATCGTCCTCTGTGCCCTTGCCTATTATAAACAGCACGGAGCTATGGTCGCGTTAATCCTAGCAATGTTCATCTTTCATCTTACAAAGTCCGCACTCGGCGTGAAGTTATTGAAATTGTTATGGTTAGGTATTATTTATATTCCGTGTCTGTTCCTCGACCTCATTCAGTCGTCTCAGGGAGCAGTCGGCGATACAACACGACCCATCTGGATTATTCTTGCTATCGAAATACTCCTTATTGCGATATTATATGGCGGCCCCTATCTCATCAATTATATCGGTGCGTCTGCTTCACAAATCGTCGCTGCCCCCGTTTCTTTGAAAGAGAAATATGACACAAACCTGACAACACAAAGCGAGCAAATCTTCATTTACCATAATACGGGTATGGACAGGACACCTGCCGACGATGCCGCCAACTGTCCTATCGAAGAAAAGAAGCGGTATAATTATGCGATTTCAGGGTGGTTTTTATTGAATAATG